TGTTAATCTCACTAACGGTGTTGAATCCCTCCAATACTTTGAGCTGGATGACGGTCAACGCGACGGCTTTTATGGCGGTTCAAGATTAGTCAAGAAATCATCAGCTACCTCGGGTGCACTTAATACGACCGAAAAAGGAATTCTTGCTAAGTTCAGCTGGTTCTCTAGAAATACCTCTGGCGGTATTGGCTTCACCACAGTCGACTCATATCCAGTAGATGATGCTGACGCAGCAAACGCATCGAAGATCGCCACACCAGAAATTCCATTGTTTGTATCTTCAGATGGTACTGAATATGATCTGAGAGACAGCGTCGATTTCCGTCCAGCACAAGCCAATACGTGTGAGCCAAAAGCAGATCTAACTGGAATTCCTTCCAACCCAGCAGCACCATCTGTGTTTGCTGTTCACGGGACACATGGCGTATACCCGCCAACTCCAGACCAAAACTTCCAAGCTGACGTTGACGTTTATCTCCCACGCATAGATATTGTGGCTCTTCGTCCGAATGGTCTGTTTGATATTAAAACTGGTATTCCCGATGAGACTCCTGTAGCACCGACAGCTGACCCACAGGCTATGTTATTGGGGACAATAACCATTCCTGGATACCCATCACTTTCTCCAGAAGCGGCAACATATTATGGTCGTTACGATTATCAAGTGAACCTTGAACGAGAAAATAATCGAAGATATACTATGGAAGATCTTCGTGAGATGGACGGTGATCTAGAAAAAACAAAAGAACAAGTTGAAATTAACAAACTTGATATTGAAGCACTAAAAATATCAGTATTGCGGGTTGATGATGCAGCTGACGCTGTTGAACCACCTAAAGAAGTTGTTATTGTTAATCCAAAACCAGTCGAAAGATATTACAACACCTTGCGTTCTGGCGATTTTATCTCGGAAAGTTCACCTATTCGACCGATTCCGAAGATGAAAGATATTGACTTGGAGGTTAGGGCTGGTTCTTTGTCCAATGTCCGTCAAGGAAGTATATTCAAAAGACTCTTCAGACAAAACTTCCATAAGTCTATGTTGTCTCAAGTATTCGGCACAAAGCGTTTGCCGATTATCGAAAAGACAACTACACCCATTCAAGTGTTCAATGGCAGAATGACCTTGTCTCATAGTATATGCCATATCACACAAACCCCATCTAGCGTGAATAGCAACACATTGACGAGGATGTTGAGTGATTATAAAAAAGCTGGCATTGATTACACTGGGCTGGCTGAGTTTTCAGACCTTTCAGGCATCAGCCGATCACGTTCTGCTAACGACTATGTGATAGCTGCGCATAAACCCATCACTGTTACATGTACTGGTCTGAAGCCGTCGACCAAGGTATGGCCAAGGTTTGATGGGCGTGATGTTACAAAATACACCAAGCTGGCTGGTCAGAAGAAAGGCAAGTCTTACCTGATGACTGATTCGACAGGCAAGTTGACCTTCGAGTTCTTTTTACCAAACGACAGCACCATGAAATTCAGAGGACTGAAGCATTTACTAGAAGTTAGTGATGTGCAGCCGCCTATAGTGAGCGGCATTAGTTCTGGTAAGAATGGCTCGACAACTCGATGTGGACAATATTACCTTGCGCCATCTAAGAGATCAAGAGGACTCGATCCGAAAAGCGTACAGAAGAACATAACAAACCTTGTTCTCTCAGAACTGTCTGCCGATAAAACACAGACGAATGTCAGTATCAAAGAGATTCCACAAGAACTTCCTGATTTTCTATCACAAGTGTTTATTGTTCCGTCAAGCAAGATTGATGGCGTATTCTGCCATCACATCAGACTATTCTTTGCAAAGGCATCGTCTGATACATCATCGTCGGTTCTGTTGCAGATTAGGGAAGTTGACCGAGCAGGTGGTCCGACTAACGTATTAGTCTCGCAATCTCAACCTATCTCACAAGCAGAGATCGCTGCAGCGGCAAGCACAGTGACGAATGCTACTCCTGTAGAGTTTGATTTTGACGAAAGACCTTTCTTGACATCAGGAAAGGCTTATGCGTTTACTGTCATTCCTACTGATTCCAAAGATGAATATGAGCTTTGGACAGGCGTAAGAAACCAACCAGATGTTGTTACCAATAAGTCTGCGTATGGTGTTCCTGGACTTGGTGATCTATTTTCTTCTGCTACAGGAAATAACTGGGCAAAACTGCCGAATGAGGCATTGAAGTTTGACATACGACAAAATTCTTTCACCAAGTCAGCAGTGGCAACGTTTGAGTTAGATAATTCAGACACCGAGTTCTTGAATGTGAATGCCATAACTCCATTTGGTCCATCGACAGCAACCACGGGATTCCAAACAGATGAGATCGTTCGTGGAACATGCTTGATGACAATAACACATGACGCTGCTGTAACAATTGTGGCGGGTGATGCATTGAAGAGTAAGGTTGCTAAGAATGTGCCTGATTATGACGCTTTCATCAACACAAACACTGACACAACTACATGGGCAGACGGAACTGTGAGGTCAGTGGTTTCTGAACCTTCCACCACATCAACTATTGTTCAGATTGATGCGTTTGGTAACTTCCCTACTTCAACAGCAAATACCCACAGCACGTTGTTTAGAAACAATGTTAATATAGGTGTGGCGTCTGCATTTACGGCAAATACTGTACAAGGTAAAGTGTCGTTTCTTAATACCGATTATGGCAGAATACGTCTTTCCGATTCAACAGGCTCTACATCTCATGGGTTTGGTGCGACTGAGTATATTCGCGGACAAGAAAGAGGCGCAGGTGCATTAATCACTGAGGTTGCGAATATTGATATTGATGCTATTACGATAAATGCTCCAATATTCACACCAAAATTCACTAAGATTGATTGGCAGATGAAAACCACTTCTTTGGCTGGCGTTACTGATACTGCATTCTCCTCTGTCCAGCCGAACAAAAGGGTTGTTTTCGCTAAAGATCAGAAAAGAATCTATAGCGCATCAAACAGAGATACAAAGTCATTACTCATTAAAGGTACTATGACAACCACTGACATTCGCGTTGGTCCAACAGTCGATATAAACGATGCATCGGTGAGTGTTGAGCAAGAAAGAATTAGTGCTACTCCTGGAAATGAGCAGTTTCCTGCAGGTGACGCTTCTGCTCGATATATATCACAGGTTGTTCCTGCTAGTCGACCTGAAGGTGGTGCTGGCGAGAAATTCTTCTTTGCTGTTAGAGGATATATGCCGAAAGAGGGTGGTGTTACTGTGTATGTTAGAGCTAGGAATGAAAATGACCCTGAGCCTATCGAGGATAAGATCTTCACCCAATGTGAGGATTATTACACAAGACCTGCTGAACAATCAACGCTTGGCGACTCCACTTCAAGCACCACTAAATTGTTCAGACTTTTCTCTACGACTGCCGCTACTGGGTTTGCCACTACCAATAAGTTGTTCGAGAACACTGATGATACTAAGATTATTGCGTATGAGTCAAAGGATGGTTCTAGATATTCTGGTATTGATTATATCCAATACAAGATTGTTTTGACTCGCCCTGATGGTAAGGGTAGAGATTACACTCCTTCAATACACAACTTGACTAGTGTAACGCATAAGAGACCTGTATAGTGCAATCGAAAGTAGTTTCTGTTAGAGGTCGTCCTGACTTGACATTTGATGTTGAGTCTGGGGCGATCTTTTGCAATGACGTTTCTTCGAATAGAGCATATGAAGAGAAGATAGTTAGAAACGCAAAAGACAAGCGCGTGACAGACGAGATAGAAAGTCTCAAAAGTGATATGCAAGATATAAAAACTATGCTGCAAGTTCTAATAAATAACAGACAATAGAGATTGAATTGATACGACAAATATCTGAAAACGACTCAATCAATTCTAATAAATAATACTAGTCCCTCACTATAAGAGAATAGAGAATTTCAAATGACAGTACCTGTATCAAATACCCAACTGAGCGATAGCTTTAATACTTGGAGATTAAACACCAACTTCATCTCTACGATTATAAGCAACAATGTTGTCACCGTAGCGAGAGCAGGTGGTGCTAATAGGGGCGGCTCAGTTACTGGAGACGGTCATGTTGAGGGGACGTTCTCTTCTACAACGCTGAGAACTGATAAACTGAAAAGCGGCGACACAGTTGGTGATAATGGTGGAACGCTTCTTATAGAATCCAACACACATATAACTGGCGCTGGAGTTGAGTTGTTCACTGTTGACGCTAATACTGTGTTCAACGCAAATGTGACATTCAACACTACTGGTACAGAGCAAGTCGATCTTGGCGATGTGAGTAGGATTCGCTTGGGTGGCGGTGCTTCTGGTCAGGTTCTTGTAATAAAAGAAGGTGGAACAACCGACGAACTACAATATCAAGACTTCAAATTAAGAGACTTACAAGGCGACCATGCCTATGAAGTGAACAACAGCGACTTAACAATGGCTGGCGGTAACACTACATTCCGTGCTGATGGCAATTCACCACACTTACTATTTTCTGGCGGTGTGAGTAATGGCGACATCGCTTCTGTATATCTTGCTGGTGCACCAGCTGCTGGCGATTCAGATCTATACTTAAAACTAGTTGATGCTGACGGAGACTCAAAACTTGTAATTGCTGATTCAGCAAATGCTGTTGTTGCGACTATTGACTCAAACGGCAATGCTAATTTCACAGGAACGCTAGGTTCTGGTGATGCTACAATCACTGGCACTCTAGGTGTTAAAGGTAATACAGACTTAGATGGCACATTGAATGTTGATGGTGATTCAACACTAGAAGCGTTAGACGCTAAGAATACAACTGTTACTGGAACTCTAGGCGTTAAAGGCGCTGCTGATATAGACAGTACGTTGAATGTCGATGGTGCCACAACTCTTGAAGCGTTAGACGCTAAGAATACAACTGTTACTGGAACTCTAGGCGTTAAAGGTGCTACGACTTTAGATAGTACATTACAATCTGGTGCCGCCACAGTCATTGGTGCATTAGGCGTTAAAGGTAATACAGACTTAGATGGTACATTGAATGTTGATGGTGCCACAACTCTCGAAACATTACAATCTGGTGCAGCTACTGTTATCGGTGCGCTTGGAGTTAAGGGTGCGACAGTCTTAGACAGTACCTTACAATCTGGTGCAGCTACTGTTATCGGTGCGCTTGGAGTTAAGGGTGCAACAGTCTTAGACAGTACCTTACAATCTGGTGCTGCTACAGTCATTGGTGCGCTTGGAGTTAAGGGCGCTGCTGATATAGACGGAACTTTAAATGTTGATGGTGCCACAACTCTCGAAACATTACAATCTGGTGCTGCTACAGTCATTGGTGCGCTTGGAGTTAAGGGTGTAACAGTCTTAGACAGTACCTTACAATCTGGCGCAGCTACTGTTATCGGCGCATTAGGTGTCAAAGGTGCTGCTGTTGTAGACAGTACCTTACAATCTGGCGCAGCTACTGTTATTGGTGCGCTTGGAGTTAAAGGCAATACAGACTTAGACGGAACCTTAAATGTCGATGGTGCCACAACTCTTGAAACGTTACAATCTGGCGCAGCTACTGTTATTGGTGCGTTGGGTGTCAAAGGTGCAACTGTCCTAGACAGTACCTTACAATCTGGTGCTGCTACTGTTATTGGTGCGTTGGGTGTCAAAGGTAATACAGACTTAGATGGTACGCTGAATGTTGATGGAGCTACAACTCTTGAAACGTTACAATCTGGTGCTGCTACAGTCATTGGTGCGTTGGGTGTCAAAGGTGCAACTGTCCTAGACAGTACCTTACAATCTGGTGCTGCTACTGTTATCGGTGCGCTTGGGGTTAAAGGTGGTGTTGATATAGACAGTACGTTGAATGTCGATGGTGCCACAACTCTTGAAACGTTACAATCTGGTGCTGCTACTGTTATTGGAACTCTAGGCGTTAAAGGTGCAACAGTCTTAGACGCTGCTCTGACTGCTGGTGCGACAGAGGTCACAACTCTGACTGCTGGTGGTGCGACTGCAATAAGTTCTACTCTTGGTGTTACAGGCGCAACAACATTGTCTAACACGCTTGGAGTTAAAGGCAATACAGACTTAGACGGAACCTTAAATGTTGATGGCGACGTCACTCTTGGTGCTGATGCTACCATAGGGATTAAGGGCAGTGACGTTAATGTTCATGGTACGCTGAGTGCAAATAGCAACATCACTCTTGGTGTGGTATATGATCCTGCTGATTATGCAGATGCTAATCCTGCTACCCAAGATGCAGCACTTAGGGCTGCATACGTTGCTGGCGATATCACGTCAATGACTGTTTGGGCGAATACAACATTCCACAACCAACTAAATGTTCCAGGTGGGGTATCTACCACCGCATCAAGTTCGCTTGGTTCGCTTACTGTCACTGGGGCGACATCTCTTGATGGTGCTGTTTCTCTTGGTGATGGCACTGGCGACGACATCACAGTTACTGGTTCTTTAGCATCAAGCATCATTCCTAAAACGGATGACTCTGTTGCTCTCGGATCTTCAACTAAAAGATTCAGTGATGTCCAAACTACGAATATGACAGTAGCTGGCAATCTTACTGTATCAGGCACTACAACAACAATCAATACTGAAACTTTAGATGTTGCTGATAATCAGATCACTCTGAATAGTGATGTTGCGGCTGGTGACACCCCCACTGAAGATGCTGGTTTACAGGTCAATCGTGGTGCGCAAGCCGATGTTGATATTCGATGGAAGGAGGGTGGTGATAGCGGTCTTTGGGATCTAACGGTTGACGGAACCAACTATGACGAAATCCTAACTGATAATGGCAGAACTATTGCAGACAGGACTGATCTCACAAATAGCGTAGTTGGCGGCGATTATCTTCTAGTGCTAGACGCTTCTGATACAGGTAAGCTCAAGAAAGCCACAATCACAAACGCAGCTCTACAGGGCACTAAAGGGGCTAAAGGTACTAAGGGCGCTAAAGGCACTAAGGGCGCTAAAGGCACTAAAGGGGCTAAAGGTACTAAGGGCGCTAAAGGCACTAAAGGGGCTGGTGGTGTTCAAGGTGTAAGTGTTATTGTTGCTAAGGTCTACAAGCGTAGTGCTACTGCGTTGGCTACACCAACTGCAGATGACGGCTCATATAACTTCGCTAATGATACCCTAACTGCACCTAATGGTTGGTCTGCTACAATCCCTGCTCCAGTAGCTGGATCAGATCTATATGTCAGTACTGGCACATTTAGTGCTGAAGGAACTGCAACTGATACTACTGTGACATGGTCTGCTGCAGTTATACTTGTGGGCGAAGGCGCTAAAGGTGACAAAGGCGCTAAAGGCTCTAAGGGCATGAAAGGCACTAAAGGCGCTAAAGGTACTAAAGGCGCTGGAGGCGATAAAGGCGCTAAAGGCGCTAAAGGCACTAAAGGTGCGACAGGTGCGGTATCTGGCATATCCGATAACATATCTACTTCAGGATACATTGAAGCTGGGTTTGGTAGTGGTGGTATTGCACTAACCGCAAATGATGGTGGCGGTAATGCGAATGTAACATTCAACCACAGATCGAGAACACCAGATAAAACGGCTGGTGGCACTGAGGGTGTAAAGGGTAACTCTGCGCGGATCAGCGTTAATGTTGATGCTGATGAGGGCACCAATGCCTCAATGGACTTCGAGTTGACGAGTGGTAGTACTGGTGATCAGCAGGTTGCCTCAACCGCTGTAATGTCGGTCATCCAAGACAAAGTAAAACTGTTCCAACCACTGCATATGGGTAACACCGAAGTTATCAAAGGTGATGGTAAATGGGCTGGTGATAGCACAGGTCTTAAAGGTGACAAAGGCGCTAAAGGCTCTAAGGGCATGAAAGGCACTAAGGGCATGAAAGGCACTAAAGGTGCTGAAGGCGCTAAAGGTAGTGAAGGAAACTTTGGCGGTGCTACTTTTGACTACACTTTCAAAACTGCTACTGGTAATGCGGATCCAGGAACAGGCGGGCTAAGGTTAAATAATTCGACACCAGCAGATGCAAACAAAATGTTTATTGCTGATTCAGATGACAATAGCACAGACATACAATCATTCTTACGAACTATTGACGATTCTACTTCTGCCTTAAAAGGTCATTTTAGAATTTCAAATAAACAAGATGCTTCTGATTTTGCTATCTTCACAATTACTGGCATTAATGAAAACGCTGCCCACTTCACAGTAAACTGCGCACATGTAGCTGGCTCGGCGACTTCGTTCAGTGCTGATGAAGATGTTATCGTGACATTCGCCCGTACTGGCGATTTAGGTCAGAAAGGCGTTAAAGGCACTAAAGGGGCTAAAGGCACTAAAGGTGCTGAAGGCACTAAAGGGGCTAAAGGCACTAAAGGGGCTAAAGGCACTAAAGGTGCTGAAGGCGTTAAAGGCACTAAAGGGGCTAAAGGCACTAAAGGCGCTAAAGGCACTAAGGGCATGAAAGGCACTAAAGGCGCTGGAGGCGCTAAAGGCTCTAAGGGCATGAAAGGCACTAAAGGTGCTCCAGGACTTCTTTCGTTAGCAGACCCTAATGCTGATAGAATTGTATTCTGGGATGAATCTACTAATGGGTTTGGCTTCTTGGCTTCGTCTAGTGGGCTTCAGATATCTACCACGAACATTTCCACAATCAATCTTGCAGACCAAAGAGTTGCTTCCACCGCGTTAGCCTATAACGGCAACTCCAGCACCTTTACTGCACATTCGACATCTGGTCTTCTCCATTACGTCAGCAGCAGCCTAGTGGGTTCGTTGAACACCGCTGGTGATTTTGCAGTTAAGGGTGATATTATCGCCTTTGGTGGTGCTTCTGTTTCTGATGAGAGATTGAAAGAAAATATAGAAGTTGTTGATAACGCAGTTGAAAAGTTGCAATCGCTTGATGGTGTAACATTCAACTACACCAATGGTGGTAAAGACAGTGCTGGTGTTATAGCGCAGAGTTTAGAAAAAGTCTTACCGTCAGCTGTAACAACACGAGCGGGCGATGACATTGTGAACGCCACAGAATATAAGACAGTTGATTATGCTCAGTTATCTGCCCTATTCATTGAGGCGATAAAAGAACTGAAAGAAGAAAATCAAGAACTCAGAAAAATGATCGAAGAACTAGGAAACAAATAGATGTCAGTTCAAAAGCTCAACATACAGGTCGATCAAGGTACGGATTTCTCCGAAACTATTATCGCGAAAACATCGACAGGATCTATCATCGATCTAAGCGGATACACAGTTGCGGGACAGATCCGAAAAACATATGATTCTTCAACAGCAACCCCATTTACCGCAGGGTTTGGGTTGCGCACTTCTGGTGAGGTCACAATTGAGTTGGCACGGTCTGTCACTTCTTCATTAGAAGCTGGAAGATATGTCTATGATGTTGAGATCACATCTGGTGCTGATAAGCGCACAAGATTAGTTCAAGGACAAGTGACAGTAACTCAAGAAGTTACGCGAGCTGGTGCAATCGACTATATTGATGAGGTTAATATCACCAATCCTGTCGACGGTTCTCTGCTAGTGTATGATAATGCTACAAGTAAGTGGATTGATGATGCGACGATCAAAAGGGTTGATACGGACAATGTTCTCATTACAGCAGATGTTGATGTAGCAGGAACAGTAGAAGCCGATGGATTTAGTGGGACAGGCGCTTTAACAATAACAGACTTCATCGATGATGATAGTTTCGGAACAGCAACAGCAACTAATGTCCCTACATCACAGTCTGTAAAGGCTTATGTAGATGCGACATCCTCTATAAGTTCACTGAATGACACCAGCATTGCCAGCCCAGTTGCTGGACAATTCTTAATATATGATGGAACTGATACTTGGGATAATAAATCTATCACTGGAGATGTGACATTCACTGCTGGTGGTGTTTCATCAATATCTTCCGATTCAATTATTAATGCTGATATCAAATCAGACGCTGCAATATCAATATCAAAAACTGCTCTAATTGCTGGAACAGGGATAGATCTCGACACAAATACTATCTCATTATCTGACGGAGCTGCGCTAAGTAATTTGACAGGCGGCAGCAGCACAACAACATTCTTGCGCAATGATGGTGCGTGGTCTACTCCTGTAGACACAACATACACTAGCGGTACTGGTCTTACATTAGATGGAACTGAGTTCAGCTTATCTACTGGCGCATCACTTACAAACCTTGGTGGTGATGGAACTGACTACAGCGGTTTGGACCCAGAAACGACTGACAAGCCTCTATTCCACACTTTCTTGAGAAAGGATGGTGGTTGGCATTCAGTTAAGCAGTATTCTGGCGGTACTGGCATCAACGTTATTGCCTCATCCAATGTTGCCCTTAATGATACAATCACACTTGGTATCAATGCGGCACTTACAAACCTTGGTGGTGCATCGGGCGATGATGAATCTTTATTATTAGCAAAGGATGGCTCTTGGGTTGCTCCTTCCGATAACAATACAGAATATACAGCAGGAACTGGGCTAGACCTGAATACAACAGTATTCAGCTTATCTACTGGCGCAGCATTTGCAAACCTTGGTGGTGCTGCTGGAGAAGACCCAGAGCTAGTATTAAATAAAGCAGGTTTTTGGACCAGACCACCGACATATATTCTCGCAAACACAGGTCTGACATTTGTTGCAAACACCACCGCAGAAACGGCAGACCATGCATCGTTTGCTGTAAATGCTTCTCTAACACATCTAACAACTGTTGGGTCTTCTGCCACATCTACTGAGTTTGCTGGCGAAAGTATCAACGTTAATGTTGTGCAGGCTGCTCAATCCAATATAATTAACGGGGCATCGCCATACCTTAATTTCTTTAATTCAAAAACCATTGCAAGCGGGCTGACTACATCTTCCACAGAGTTTACGGGAGTAATTCCCTTTTACGGCGTTGCTATTGATACTGACAATTCCAACGTCGAATCATATAAGCCATCTGGCAGAATCTTTAGCAAGTTTACTAACTGTACTGAATCAGCTATAGCTGGCCAAATGGTTTTTGAGGTCACGAAAGCTGGTGCTACCAATTGGTCAATAGATACTCCAAACCCAAAAAATGTAATGGTACTAGAACCTGGAACTGTTACTATAGGGGTGGGGGGAACTGAAAATGCATTAGATCTTACAGACCTCGCAGTAAACGGCGACGCATCGGTATCGGGAGATCTAGTCGTAACTGGCGATCTTACAGTAAATGGTACAGAAACTGTAATCAACTCCACAACATTAAGTGTTGATGATAAGAACATTGTTCTCGGGAGCGTAGCCACACCGACAGACACCACTTCAGACGGTGGCGGCATAACTCTTAAAGGCACAACTGATAAAACACTTAACTGGGTCGACTCAACTGATTCATGGACATCTTCAGAGCATTTTGAATTAGCTTCTGCAAAAACATTTAGAATCAATGCTAATGAAGTGTTGAACCAAACAACTCTAGGTTCTACTGTGCTTGCTTCGTCACTGACAAGTGTTGGCACTATTGGAACTGGTGTGTGGAATGGCACAGCAATCACAGACACATATATCTCTAGCGCAGATACTTGGAATGCAAAGCAAGCGCCTCTCTCCTTTGGCATAGCTGACACAAATAGTCTTGTGGCTGATGGCACTCCTGTTAGTGGGGAGTTTGCCCAATTCACATCCGAAGGTCTTGTTAGTCGAACTGATGCTCAAGTATTATCTGATATCGGCGCTCAAGGCGCTCTTACTTTCGGTAAAGCGAGCGGTAACGCATTAAAATCTGAAGAAGCTCTAGTAACTAATGATGTCTTATTGATGGGCACCACTAATGTCAAAGGCAGAACTTATGCTGAATTGAAATCAGACTTATCTTTGGACAATGTTGAGAATTCTGCGATAAGCACATTCGCAGGTTCTAGTAATATCGTTACAACTGGTGCGCTTAATTCTGGTTCTATTACTTCTGGGTTTACTAGTATAGACATTGGCACTGGTGCTCTTACAGCAGGAGCTATTACTGGCGACTCATTTCAAGGCAGTCAACTTGCCCTTATTATTGGTAGTGGCACAGTGGCCAGCATTAATAAGGCTACGCACAGCGGAAGAAAACTTGTATACAATGGCGCAACCGCTAGTGCATGGACATTAGATGATTGTCCAGCTGCTGATGTGGGTGTCACTTACACATTAGTCAATGCAGGAACATCAACAGTAACGATCAGCAGAAATACAAATAGCGTTTTTAGCAGGTTGGTGTTGGGAGCAAGTCCTCTCACGGCAGCTTCAATAGCTATTCAAAAAGGTGGAATTATTGAGATTGTGTGTACAGCAGAAAACGTATATAGCTGTTTCGGTTCAGGCATACAATAATGTTTAGTAGCGCAGTTGTATCAACTGCCCCAAACAACCTTGTGCCTCCAGTATCTAGCGCAGATAATGTACTAGAGAATCCTCTCTGGGCACATGGCAGCTTTTATCCTGTAGGGTTTAATTACAACGGTGTCAACAGGCTTGTCGACGCCACCACATCAACCACCATCAGTAATGGCGTCAATACATCTGTTCCCGCATGGAGACATTACTCACCGCTAATAATCGCAACCAATCAGTATTACACATACATGGGCAATCTGCAGATAACGGACAATCCTGGATATACGGTTACAGATTTTGGTGAAGGCATTGATATACCAAACCCTCTGATAATATATGGTTCTGCCACTCTGTTCGCAGGTTCGGCGACAGGCAGTTTCACCAACAATGATGCGGATAGAGGTGCTTCTCAAAACGGAAAATACACTAATTTAACGAAGACAAGGATGGTTACGCACACAACATTATCCACGATCGACAGCAGCACTGCTATGACTAATGTCGGATTGTGGACTAATGTTACGGAGTGGTTCCAGACTCTGACAATTCCAGACGGCAAGACAACCGCTAAGTTCGGAGCTAAAGTGCGAATTCCTGCGGGAGATAAACTGAGAGAATTGAATTTTGCAGGCTTTTATGTTTGGTCTGAGAATGCGACTGGGCTAGATAAAAAGGTGCACTACATCAGAATTAAACACACTGACGCATCTTACACTCTTCCGACAGGTGATTTGACTGGAGATCCTGGAAAGTATAATTGGACAGGAATGTCAAACACCCCTCAATCGACTAGTACAAATGCACCATACTACACCAACCAAACCACAACCACCGCTACTGAATCACTACTAATAGATCAAGACAACATTGAGCAATGGACAGACATTGAAGCGACAATCACGCTAGAGACAGGAACTAGCAGGAAACTAGGCTTCGCCATGTACTTTGCGGAAAACTGCTCGTACATGCATGAAGGTGACAATGACCTGCACGATCCTGCCAACCCTTCAGTACTGAGTGGCGGTCTGCAAGTATTTGCACCATATGTAACATTCCACGACTAATTCAGAGAACATAATGAGTGAAATAAAGATAAAAATATATAGCGATGCCAACTCAACTGGTGTTGATTCTGCGTCCGCAACTGTAGACAATTGGCTTGTTGATAGAAAATATCCTTGGTCGTTGTACAAGTTTGATGTTACTGTTCTTAATTTGGGCGCAGATTTCACTGAAAGTGAATCACAAACACTCTTCCCCGAGTTTACAGAGTATCCAAAAATATCTATAACACACAGAGATAACACACCAATTGATGATAATAAATTTGAAGCAGGGGAATTGTTGACAGCTTTGAATAGTCTGCACACATTCATCAGGTAATGTAATTCTACGACCGCTCCTAAATATAATACAAAACTGATACACACAATTATTATGGGGTAGAGAATGAAGAAGTTGGTGATCAATCTTGATCGGAGAGCAGACCGCAAAATAAACTTTCTAGATAAGAATAGTCATATAGGTGATGTCTCGTGGATTCAAGCTATAGACGGAAAGGAAGTCACTCATCAAACACTCAAACAATTCAATATGTCGACCAAGTCTGGTTGGCGGGATCCATTCTTCAACAGAACAATAAACCACGGTGAAGTTGGCTGTTTCTTATCGCACAGAGAAGCGTGGTTGTCCTGCATCAAACTAGGCGAGCCTGTTCTAGTATTAGAAGATGATGCAGTCTTTCTTGATGGATATGATGAAGAATATGTAGAAGACCTGACGAATAGTTACGGTATCATATTCTTAGGACACATCGAACAAACTCCTGATCTAGCAAAATCTATTGACAGTAAGTTGGTTGTCCCGAATCATCCATATAATGCTCATGCGTATGTGATCACTCCAGAAACAGCAAAGGTTCTTTCTGACGCTAAATTCATGCACGACATCATACCAACAGACGATTATCTCTGCTCCAGATTAGTGGATCTGAATGCTGTGGCGCTGAAAACAGATGTTGTGAAGCAAGAATGTAGAACGGTATTACATACCGATATTGAGAAGGAAGAAGACAGCGGCTGGTTCGTTGATTTTAAAACCCATCCCGTCACAATAGGGACTGATCGTAAGAAGTGTATCCCGCTAAATGATAGCGCAGCGTTGCATAGCGTATACCCTAAAAATCTAGGAACCAATGTTGAGTGGAAAGGCACTGACATGTCAGGAGCAGGTGGTGGGCACAAGGTGACTATATTTCGTGAGTATCTCAACACACTGCCTGATAGTGATGTTGTTTTGTTCACAGACGCATATGATGTTATTTACAATGCAGACATCCAAGAAATAACAAGACGATACCTTGGGTTCAAGAAGAAAGTTGTATTCTCAGCAGAACAATACATTTGGCCAGATAAGAGCCTTGCGGATAAGTTTCCGCAGTGCGGCACGAAATACAAATACTTGAACAGCGGAACGTTCATCGGTCGCGTTGACGAATTGAAGCGTATTGTCGCAGATAGCGAGATTGCTGAGTATGAAGATGATCAGCTCTTCTACCAAAAAGCGTTTTTGTCTGGCAAATATGACATTGCTCTTGATAATGAGTGTTATATCTTCCAGACACATGACACAGATACATATTTCGAGTATGATCAGAAGAAAGTCTTCAATCCTATAACCAACGCATATTCATGTATCTATCATGGTAATGGAGGAAACGAGGCTAAGACACATTTTGATGGTATGGTGCGATCGGTGAAGCAAGTCACTCCAATGCTATACTTGCCTGCATTCAAGCATGTTGACATTATAGACACGGATATGCTGGTTTGTGACTTTATGACACAAACGCAGTGTGAAGATTTAATTGATGTCGCTGATAGAAATGGCGCATGGGAACCACTTCCTGGAGACAAATTTCCAGCACAAGAAATACGCATGAAAGAACTTGGTATGTTCCAAACACTAGAAAGGCATTGGGAGAAAAATCTCTATCCGATTATTGAACAATATTGGCGTCCGATGCAGATGTATGGCTTGCGCGATGCCTTTGTTATGCGGTATGCTATGGACACACAGACTAGCTTGAGCCACCACACAGACGCAAGTTTGGTTACAGGGTCAGTAAAATTGAATGACGACTATGAAGGCGCTGATCTATTGTTCCACAGACAAAATATATCGAATAAAGATATTGCTGTCGGTCGCTGCATACTATTTCCTGGAATGGTGACACACGGACATGAGTGTATGGAACTCCAAAAAGGTGTCAAGTACAGCTTAACTATGTGGACATCAAGATACCAAGGTGACATGAATTAATGGCTAAGTTTAAATTTTATGTCCTCACAACTAGGAGATTAGATAGACTCAAAAGACACGTTGATCCCAACGCTAGTGGGATCGAAAAGGAAGATCTTGTTGTAGTCATAAACAGTCTAAATAAAACCTATGTCGAAAGTGCATCGGAGTGGTGTGAGGCTGAGGGCATAGAATACTACATAACAGAGTCTAATGGATCTGCTGGAAAGGGAAAGAATAGTGTTCTAGACATATTCCTCAGTAAGGATGACGATCACTTTGTTTTGATTGACGGCGACGACTACTTAACACCGCATGGCGTATGGATGTACAAACATATATCCAATACAGAATCGCCCCCAGATTGTATTTGTTTATACAATCAAGTTGCTTTGGTTGTTGACGCTAAAAAACACGATTTGATTCGCAGGAAAGTTGAGGAAGGTGGCGTTGATTCACTAACAGAAGAAGACCTGTATGTCAAACCTCAATTCCCATTCACCAGACCGTCTGACCATCTCATACAAAACACAGATCATCTAGACTCAGTGTTGCCCAGTAAATCAGTTTCATATAGAGAGATAGTTGAGCAAAAGAAATACTATAGAAAGCAAGCACTGTATTCGGAGAAGACTGAAGCACATTGCAGGGTGACGTGGTACTCAAGAAAGGCTGCAAAGGTTCCATTCATTGAGGATATTCTTATAGGGGAAGATACGATTCAATACCTAACACTCAAGAATGAAGCATATCACGGCAGGCTTGACATGGTATGTACAGATGAATTGACACCAACATACATATATGATAATAGTATCCCAGGAGTTGTTTGTAATGTTTCTGGGTTTGGTTCTAATAATTTCAATTGGATGTACGCATACAATGCAAAGGTTAGTGATATGGAAAGGGAGGGTGTACTCGCTAAGTCATTTTATCTTCCAGAATTAGAAGTCGATTATCCAGTAGAATATTCAGCAGAAGTATATGGGGTGGTTGGTGAATATGTTTGGGTCGCATACAATGATGCTGGTGATAGAATGTTTGTGAAACACCCATCAAACTCTACTCAGGAATCTTTAATGGAGAAGTGCATACAAAGCGGGTCTATACCAGCAACAAAGATGAAAAAGCAAAAAATCAAAATATAGGAAGTGTATTCCTTATAAATAGTTCATAACTTAGAATATAATTAATCGCAGGAAATTACATGGCAACCGAATACTATTACGACATTACTTATCTTGACACTAAAACTGTTGATGATACAGCGGGTTTGGTCTGTAACATAAACTGGAGATATGTAGCTACTGCTGATGACGGTACAGTAGCGCATATCGCCTACAATACTGAGATCGACCCATCTATCACAGAAACAACCATAGCCTTTGATTCTTTAGAAGCAGCTACTGTGGTTGGGTGGATAGAACAGAATATATCTGAAGAAGACGCTAATAGAATCAAGGCTATGGTCGATGGTATCATTGAAATGAAGCAAAGCGCACCAGTAGCTAGAGATTTGCCTTGGCTGCGAGAAGAATAAGATAGGAAAATAATAATGCCGATATTTCCATCATCATCAAGTCACAAGAGTATCCGATTTAAGAAAACGGTTACTGTGGCCAACACCAACTCAGATAATTCGTTTGAATACCATAATGGTCTTTTAGATGAGTTCGGCTTCGCTAATAATTACACCCAACACACCAACCAAACTCATTCCCAAGCATATCTAAGTGGCTTTTATAGAGGATTGACGTCTGATGCAAGTTTTGCGTCAGACAAATATGATACTAATACCTTTAGTGAATCGCGGTTCATTCTCAGGTACGATGCGTCTAAACCAGAAGGAAGTAAATACGCGACTATTCTGCGCGACTATCAAAATGGCTTGACCGTTGGTAAGACTACGCATCCTGCTGGTGCTGGCCAGCCTGAAAATGGTTTTTATGGCGATTTTAGAGGCGCGTTTTCTAGAGGATTAGCAGACACTACCGAGGTTTCTCACTACACAAGCGGCGGGTTGTATGATATAACAAACCATGCTAATGGTGTGGTTGATGCAAATTATTTCTTGAAGGAGAAAATTGCAACTTATCAAGATATAGCTCCAGGAATGGTTATCGATGGTGGTGTAGTCAAGGATACGTCCGAAAAGTTTATGCAAAAAATGGATGTCCCTCGCGGTGAAGCGAACAATGTGTTCTTTGCGATAGAGTCAACGCACGAAATACCTACACATGGAAACACGATAAAGTTCTCAGACTTCAGAAATAAAGGGAAGAATCTCAAACAATGGGAGATCCCGTCATTGATGGGTTATCTCGCAGCGAATAATTTCACCAGCCAAGAACGTGCTAGGAATGACTTTGTTGCAGATCCATATGATGGTATCTTCGATGTTGTGGGTGCGATAGATGATGACCTTGATTTCAAGGGTCAGAATTTAGTGAATGAACCGACCAGACGCCCAATCACAACTTATAACTTTGGAATTCGAAAGGGTACATCAAGCCCATCTACTCTAGGTTCTTCGGGATATCGACACCACCACGAAAAGACAAGAAATACTAAACACACCACTCTTGTATTCCATCACGCTAGATTGCGTCCAAGTGGCGAGACTTCTACCTCTTCAAATGTTCTGACTCAATTAAAAATCAATGAATTCGTCTCGCACATTAATAATAATCTCGAGCTTGACAGACTTTCAGCTGGTGACTATCTTGCGGGACTTACAGACTTCACTCTAGGTGGCAGCGATGAAGCAACAAAACTAATCTCTATGCAAGGGTGGTATGCGGATAGAAGTCTTGGTATATATGCTCAGAACCCCGAAAGACAATATGACATTGGCTCCAATAATATGGACGAGATGGGGCACAGCGAGTTTAGTTATATCCACTTAGACATCCCATATTCTGATCTTGCTCGCGTTAAGTCGCAGCATAAGGATCTGGATCCCAATTGGTGGAATTCATCTAGCCTTTTGGTTCTTCCAGGAAAATGGGAACCTGCAGACTTGACTGGGTCGGGTGGACACTATCTAAGAAACGGAAACAGACCTACCGTCTTTTCAGATGAGTCTTATGGTTATAGGGATGTTCTTTCATATCCATGCAAATATGGTGATATTGTATTGCATATGACAGCATCTGATCATCAGTCTGGTTCATCGCAGCAATGGCGAGAAGGCAGGAGTACACCTTCTGGTCTCGCAAGATTGATCTCCAGTAGGACAACTCCCAACGTAAAGGCGCACCAGTTTTCTGGCACTAATCAATGGCTACAGTACAGTGGTGGGTGTAGGATGAGTGTACAGTCTATACATGACAAATCTAATCCCAAACTGTGGGGCACAGCTGCTGGCACTTACACGACATATGCATATCGTGACCAAAAGCCGCCAAACACATACTTCGGGGGTTATGGACAGACACAAATATATCCTCCAATTTCTACAGACAACCAAATTTCAGTAATGAGGTATATAGAGCCATGATACCGATATCGTGCACCATCACATCTTCTGAAGTTCTCGACGATCAATTCAAGCAACTGAGTATCACATTCGAAACGGAATATGATTGCTTTTCCTCTGTAGCAGAAGCTATAATATTCGCACCATTGACTGATGACTTAATCGAGTGGAACCTTGAGCGGTGTCGGGGCTTGCAGGTCGTGTATGATGCAGTTTCTGCACACCGAGCTGAAAATTGGACAGAACAATTTAGAGACAGTTACAGAGACTATATTATAGAAAATGCAGTTGCGGCTCCTACACCATATATTATAGACGAAGATGGCAATTTTGTAGAAGTAGAAGACCGCCATCCAGAGTAGTTCCGTTTCTTATAAATAGTCTTGATTATTCTAGACTTCGAGACTATTAAACATGGCGACACCGACAACAAGAACAGAATTCAAAAAATATTGCTTGCGCAGACTTGGCGCACCTGTCGTAGAGATCAACGTTGATGAAATGCAGCTGGATGATCGCGTTGATGACGCTCTTGTATTCTATCAAGACTATCATTATGACGGCACAGAGAGAACATTCCTCAAACACCAATTGACAGCAGATGATATATCTAACGAATATCTTGCTATCCCTCAGACCATCATGGGTGTTATCAACATATTCCCTATCGGTAATGGTCTGAACACCAACAACATATTCAATATGAGATATCAGATGACGTTGAATGACGTTTATGATTGGTCTCACGCCAAAGTCCAAAACTATGTTTCTTCAATGGAAAGGATTGCTCTGCTTGAAGAACTATTTGTGGGCAAAAAGCCAATCAGGTTCAGTAGACATACTGATAGACTGCAGATTGATATGGACTGGAAACAAGTGTCGGTCGGTGAGTATATAATCATCGAGTGCTACAAAATATTGGATCCAGACACATACACTTCTGTTTGGGGTGATTGGTGGTTGCGTCAATACGCTACAGCTTTAATTAAGCGACAGTGGGGCGAGAATATGAAGAAGTTTGAAGGAATGCAACTTCCAGGAGGAATAACATTCAACGGTCAGACTATCTGGCAAGAAGCTAACGAAGAAATAATTAAGTTAGAAGAAGAAGTTCAGAAGAAATTCTCAATGCCAGCAATGGACATGATAGGCTAACATTATGGCGACAAACTTATATTTCAACAATCAAGATTTTAGTGGCGAACAAAATCTAATAGAGAATTTGATCATTGAATCAATAAAGATCTATGGAATTGACTGTTACTACATGCCAAGAAAACTTATTGCCGAAGATAAGTTATTTGGCGAAGACATACTGTCTAAATTTAATACAGTAAATGGCAGTGATGTGACCAACGCACATATTGTTGAGATGTATATCAAGTCTGTTGATGGGTTTGAAGGCGAGGGTGATTTCCTCTCAAAGTTCAATATCGAGATCCGCGATGAGATGGTTCTTACTGTTGCGCGCAAACGTTTCGATGAAGAGATACCGCTTGAGAATACAACAAACACTATCGGCAGACCATCAGAAGGAGATCTAATATACTTCCCTCTGAATAATAAGATATTTGAAGTGAAGTTTGTTGAGCATGAGTCTGTATTCTATCAGATGGGTTCTCTGCAAACATACGACTTGCGTTGTGAACTCTTCGAATACAGCCACGAGAGACTTAACACTGGCATTCCTGCGATTGACGGTATTGAAGACGCATACTCTGGTGATATGATGGATACCCAGATACTTGCTGAGGACGGAGACAATCTTGTTCTTGAGTCTGGTGAGAGTATTGTCGATGAGAGTTATGCTATCGAGAATACTGACAAAGCTGCCACCAATGATCTCTTCAACACAGAATCTGACGACTTCCTTGACTTCAGCGAAATGAATCCATTTAGTGAAGGAGGTAGCTGGTAATGTTCGGATCACACTACGATCACGGCGCACTACGAAAATACATCATTATGTTCGGAAGAATGTTTAATGATATTGATATTGTGCGTAAAGATAACGATGGAAATGCTACACAAGCAATTCGCGTTCCTATTGCATATGGTCCAAAAGAAAAGTTTCTAGCAAGGCTGAATCAAGATCCAAACTTAGATAGGAAAGTGGCAACACAACTTCCTAGACTTTCGTTTGAGATAACTGATATGTCATACAGTGCTAATCGTGGGCTGAATAAGCTACAGAGAAACACTAGTGTTGGAACAAACAATCAGGCGATGTCATCACAATTCACACCTGTTCCGTATGATATAAATATAACGTTATATGGGATGTTTGCGAATAACGAAGATGCTGTACAAGTAGTTGAGCAGATACTTCCTTACTTCAGACCTGAGTTCACACATAGTGTTAAGTTGGTTCCAGAGACAGGACACTATTATGACATACCAACTGTACTACAAGGCATGTCAATAGAAGACTCATATGAAGCAGATTATCAAACACGCAGAGCTATTATATACTCTTTTAACTTCACAGTCAAGGGTTATATTTTCGGTCCAGTAAACACTAAGGGTGTTATTAAGAGATCAATCGTTGACATTGGAATACCCTCTGAAACGTTTGTTCCAAACCCAGCTGTAGATCCTCAGAGCAGAACGACATTGACTCCTGGATTATTGGCTGACGGCACTCCGACAGCAAACTCCTCTGCTAGTGTGGCGACATCTACAATAACTTCAGACAACAACTTTGGGTTTGCGTTTGATAAAGAAGATTTTTTCAGTAGTTAAAAAAGATAATTGATATGAAAAATAATGTTACAGATAATTTGAATGAGATATTTGACGTAGAATCAGAGCTAGTAGATGATGCGCCCACCCACTCATTAAGGAGAGCCAACTTTGAAGAAAAGGCTAAGTCTCTCCCAGATGACATCTCCGAAGACTACCATTATGCAAGAGATAATCTCTATGATGTTATAGAGAAAGGAACCTTTGCCTTAGATAACCTATTAGAGCTTGCGAAGGCGAGTGAGCATCCTCGGGCGTTCGAGGTGGTCTCTCAGCTAACGAAGACCTTAGTTGAGGCGAATAAAGACTTGCTCGATATACAGAAGAAAGTCAAAATTTTACGTGAAGAAGAAACAAAAGACCCCTCAGCTGGCGTGACCAACAACACATTGTATGTCGGCAGCACTGCGGATCTCCAAAAACTAATTAATGGTGATGATAAAAATGTATGAATATAGATGTAAGATTATTCGAGTTGTTGACGTAATTGGCTGATACATATAATGGCAATGCTCTTCTAAAAAAGAAGGGCGTTCAAATCAATTGGACTCAAGAGCAAGTCGCAGAATATGTGAAATGCGCTAGAGATCCGATCTATTTTGCTGAGAACTACATACAGATTGTTCATGTAGATCACGGCTTAATACCAATGCGCCTGTATGATTATCAGCGCGAGATTATTGACAAGATAACCAATAATCGTAGAGCGGCTGTAGTAACATCACGACAGGCTGGTAAGACAACAACTGCGGTTGCGGTTATCTTACAGTTCATACTATTCAACGAACATAAGACTGTTGCATTATTAGCAAACAAAGGTGACGCTGCTCGTGAGATTCTAGATCGAATCAAGATAGCATATGAAGCATTACCGCAATGGATGCAACAGGGTGTTGTTGAGTGGAACAAGGGTTCGGTTACTTTTGAGAATGGTTGTAAGATCATTGCTGCGGCGACATCCTCATCCGCTATTCGTGGTAAGTCTGTATCATTCTTGTATATTGATGAGACTGCATTCGTAGAGAACTGGGATGAGTTCTTTGCTTCAGTGTTTCCAACAATATCATCAGGTAATACGACCAAGATACTATTGACATCTACACCAAATGGATTGAACCATTTTTACAAGACCTGTGAGGGTGCGAGTAAAGGCACAAATGGGTATCAGTTTGTTAAAGTTAATTGGGATGATGTTCCTGGACGTGACGCTGCGTGGAAAGAAGAAACGTTGCAGGCTATGGATTATGATCAGGAGAAGTTTGCTCAAGAATATGAATGTCAGTTTCTGGGGAGTTCGGGGACATTAATTGAGGGAAGTAAGCTAAAGACGTTGGTGCACCAAGAGCCTATCATTGAGGGAAGCGGTATCTCAATGTATAAGAAGCCTGAACCAGAACATCAATACGCATGTATCGTTGATGTATCTAGAGGAAAGGGACTTGATTACTCTGCGTTCCAGATAATAGACATCACAAAAATGCCATACGAGCAGGTCTGTGTGTATAGAGATAACTTTATCACTCCTGCTGAATATGCAGAAGTAATATATAGAACTGGTAAAAGATATAATGAAGCAACCGTTCTTGTCGAAATAAACGACATTGGAGAACAGGTTGCTGAATTGGTACATTATGAGTATGAGTATGAGAACATTCTATACACCGAAAGCGCAGGACGCTCTGGTAAAAGAATTTCTACTGGTTTTGGTAAGCGTTGTGACAAGGGTATACGGACAACAAAGAGCGTTAAGGCTGTAGGTTGTTCAATCCTGAAGTTGTTGATCGAACAAGAACAACTGATACTCAATGACTTCCAAACCATAAAAGAATTGTCAACTTTTTCGAGAAAGAGAAACTCGTATGAAGCTGAATCAGGGGCGCATGACGATCTTGTTATGTGTCTCGTTTTATTTGCTTGGTTAAGCGATCAAGCATATTTTAAAGATATGACAGACATCAGTACTGTAATGCAGCTGAGAGAAAAGTCTAATAAAGAGATGATGGAGAGTATGCTGCCGTTCGGATTTCACGATGATGGCATGCCCGATGAAAACGTTGTAGTCCACCCGCAATCAGAAGCGTTCGACATAGATAGTTATGTCACACGCGGGAACTTCAATAATTACTAAACTTTGAGTTTTTATAAATATCAAGTCTGAATTGAAAAATTAAAACTCTTCAAAGGAGAATAACAATGCCATTCCAAGTAAGTCCTGGAGTTAATGTAAGTGAGATTGATCTTACAACGGTTGTCCCTGCTGTATCCACCACTGAAGGTGCGATTGCTGGTGCATTTCGTTGGGGTCCAGCTGATCAGCGTGTTCTGGTCGACAGCGAAGATCGTCTCGTAAGCATATTCCAAAAACCAAACTCAAACAATGCGACAGATTTTTTCACCGCAGCCAACTTTTTAGCATATGGAAACGCACTGAACGTAGTTCGTGTTGTTCATACAGATGCCAAAAATGCTGCTGGAACAGCTGGTAACGCCGCATTAATTAAAAACGAAGACTCAACAATCCCTGCTGCTGAAACATTTTATGCTAAGTATGCTGGTGAATTGGGTAATTCGATCAAAGTATCTGTCTGTGCTGGAGCAAGAGCATGGGAATCAAACACTAATGTAACTTACAGCGCAACACGTGGTGCTAGTACAATCCTTGTTACTGGTGATGATGACATTAGTGACGTTTTACAAGTCGGTGATACAATCGTTATTGGTCCAAATAACACTGAATTGACTCGCACAGTAAAATCATTCGCTGCGTCTGGTTCTGATACTGTAATCACTCTGAACAAGCCATATGATGCTCCTACAATTGCAGTTGGTGCTACTGAGAAGTCATTGAATCGTAAGTGGGAATACTACGGTCTGTTTGACGATGCTCCTGTTACAACTGCTGATGCTCTTGCATCTGGTGGTCAAGACGATGAAGTACACGTTGTTGTAATTGACGCTGAAGGCGCATTTACTGGCGTTGCTGGATCAGTTCTAGAAACATATTCGAGCGTTTCGCTTGCTGTTGATGCTAAGACTGAACAAGGTGCTGGCAACTACTGGTTAAATGTTATCAACCAGCAGTCTGCTTATCTCAGCATCGGTGGCGCAGCATATAACGGTTCTGGTGCTGCGAAGTCTACTAACTTCGCCACTGAAACCGTTATTGTAACTAACGTGGATCTTGCTGGTGGTACTGGCGGCGGCGACTTGACTGAAGCAAACAAAATCAACGGCTATGACTTATTTAAGTCTGCTGAAGATGTTGATGTTTCTTTCCTACTCGGCGGCAGTGCTGACACTACACTAGCGACACACTTGATCAGCAATATTGCTGAGTCTCGTAAAGATTGTATCGTTGTATTGTCTCCAGAGCGTGCTGATGTTGTTAATAACAATAGCTATGCTGGCAAAGAAACTGAAGACGTTATCGCATTCCGTAATGGTTTGCCATCATCTTCATATGCCGTTATGGATTCTGGCTGGAAATATCAGTACGATAAGTACAATGATGTTTATCGCTATGTTCCATTGAATGCTGACACTGCTGGACTTATGGTTCAAACGGACTTGGTTCGTGATCCATGGTTCTCACCTGCTGGCTTCAACCGTGGCAACGTTAAGAACGTTATCAAACTTGCTTATAACCCAAGCAAAGGCGATCGTGATGCCCTTTACAAGAAAGGCATCAACCCAGTAACTACATTTCCTGGACAGGGTACTGTACTGTTCGGTGATAAGACGTTATTGTCTAAGCCATCTGCGTTTGATCGTATCAATGTTCGTCGCCTGTTTATCGTTTTAGAAAAGGCTATCTCTACTGCTTCTAAATTCACTTTGTTTGAATTCAATGATGATTTCACTCGAAGCCAGTTCAGAAACTTGGTAGAACCTTTCTTACGTGATGTTCAAGGTCGTCGTGGTATTACTGATTTCGTTGTTGTATGTGACGGAACAAATAATACTGGCGAAGTTGTAGACCGCAATGAATTCATTGGTGATATCTACATTAAACCAGCCCGATCAATCAACTTTATTCAGTTGAACTTTGTTGCAGTACGCAGCGGTGTTGAGTTCTCTGAGATTGTTGGTCGCGCATAAATATAAAGATTATCGGGAGATTTAAAAATGGCGTTTAACGTAAATGATTTCTCTGGTGCTTTAAAGGGGGGCGGTGCTCGGTCATCGCTTTTCCAAGTCCAGATTACAAATCCAATCAATGGTGTTGCTGATCAACAAGTTTCATTCATGGTGAAAGCTGCGCAAATTCCTGCCTCTACACTTGGTACGGTTGAAGTTCCATACTTCGGTCGCCAAATCAAGTTGGCTGGAAACCGCACTTATGCTGAATGGGCACCAACTATTATCAATGACGAAGACTTTGGCATCCGTAATGCTATGGAACAGTGGTCACACTCTATCAACAGTGCTCAGGGTAACTTGAATACTGCTGGCGGTACTGCTCCTAGCTTGTATAAGTCTAATGCTCAAGTAACACAGTTCGGTAAAGACGGCGCAATACTCCGTGTTTACAACTTTGTTGGCTTGTATCCTTCAGAAGTCGGTGCTATCGACTTGGCGTGGGATAACGAAGGCATCCAAGAGTATGGCGTAACATTCCAGTATGATTATTGGGAAGTTGCGGGCGGCTCTACTGGCAATGCTGGCGGCATCTAGTCCTAAAAAGTGATCTGGGGGCACGCATAAATACTATGTGTTGCCCCTATTAATAATGAGGATACTATCAAGATGGCATTAGAACTTTTCGGCTTCCAGATCGGACGCAAAGAAGAAGAAACTCCACCCACAGTGCAGTCATTCGCACCACCACCTAACAGTGATGGGGCTTTGGATGTAAATGCTGGCGGGGCTTTCGGCACCACAGTTGATTTAGAGGGTTCGGCAAAGTCCGAGACCGCACTGATCACGCGATATAGAGATATGTCGCAACAAGGTGAATGCGATAAGGCTGTAGATGATATTATCAACGAAGCTGTTGTGTTTGAAGATAACAAGTCGGCGGTGGAAGTTGTTGTTGATGAGATTAAACACGCTGACGCGATAAAGAAAAGAATTCGAGAAGAGTTTGACGAAGTGTTGAGTCTATTAGACTTTGACACAAAAGGTTATGACATCTTCAGAAATTGGTATGTAGACGGTCGCCTATACTACCATATTATGATCGACACTGCCAATATTTCGGCAGGCATACAAGAGCTAAGGTATATTGATCCGCGAAAGATCAAAAAAGTGCGGTCAGAAAAACGTGACTCTGGCGCTAATGCTGGAATACAGAACAAACAAGCTCTTCCAAAGAAATACAACGAATACTTCATCTACTCCAGTAAAGGCGTTGCTGCAGGCAATCAAGGTGTTAAAATATCCCTTGACTCTATAGCATATGTACATAGTGGTGTGATGGATCAACAGAACAGCATGGTTCTCGGTCATCTACAAAAAGCCGTGAAGCCATTAAACCAACTTCGTATGCTGGAAGACGCGACTGTAATTTATCGTCTCGCACGCGCTCCTGAGCGAAGAATTTTTTACATAGATGTAGGTAATTTGCCAAAGGCTAAAGCCGAGCAATACTTGCGTGATATGATGGTTAAGCACAAGAATAAGTTAGTGTATGATGCTAACACTGGTGCGGTTAATGATTCTCGTAAACATTTAACCATGCTTGAAGATTATTGGCTTCCTCGAAGAGAGGGCAGCAGCGGCACAGAGATAACCACACTTCCAGGAGGTCAAAACCTCGGCGAGATGGATGACGTTGAATACTTCAAAAGAAAACTATACGAATCATTAAATGTTCCTTCATCAAGACTATCCTCTGACGGACAGTTCAATCTTGGTCGAGCATCAGAGATTAATCGTGATGAGTTGAAATTTTCAAAGTTTGTTAAGAGACTAAGAAGTAGATTCTCAGAACTATTCCTAATCATCTTAGAGAAGCAGCTCTTATTGAAGGGTGTTATCACTAAAGATGAGTGGAAAGAAATATCCAAAGAGTTGCGGTTCAACTTTGCTGAAGACAACCACTTTTCTGAACTAAAAACATCTGAAGTTATGAGAGAGCGTCTGTCTTTATTACAAGACGTTGATCAGTACGCTGGTAAGTATTTCTCGGAAGCGTGGATTCGTAAAACGGTATTGATGCAGTCTGAGGAAGACATCGAAACGATGGACGGTGAGATGCAAGAAGAGGGTGCGGGCGAAGAAGATGGCGATGATCTTGAATAAAGATTATTGCTCTTATAAATATAATACATATGTATGTTGGAGAATATTATGAGTGATGAAGAAAATGCAGTTACGTCGATTGACGCTATTAATGCTGCGGTAAATGGTGATGTAGCAGCGTTTAAGAACGTTGTTAATGATTTATTGATGGATAAAATTAAGGATTCTATAGAGATAAAGACACACGATGTCTCTACAAATTTTATGTCAGCACCAGATGCTGATCAAGAACCAGAGGAATAAGGCAGAATAATGGCTATCAAAAGATTTAAATCGTTCGTTTCCGAAGCTGCTTCTGGCGGTCGTCCAAATGACAATACTGAAAAGGATGTTTTGGAGCCACGCGCCAAGGGTGAGCAGGATTTTAAAGCAAAACATAAAATGACTGTAACAAAACATCCAGTTGCTGGCGATCATCAGTTTGATGGCGATCGTGCAGAGATTACTGAAGAAAAGTATCTGAATCAAAAAGGTACTGGCGAGTCTGATGACGGATACGCTGATGCTGGTCTCTTTGATAAATCAAAGGCGGATAAGCTCGCAAAAAAGCATAAAGGTAAGGCTGTGAAAGACTCTGGCGGCAAATTCCTAGTACAACTAGGCGAAGAAGCTGTTGAAGTGTCAGACCTTGCTGAAGGCAAAGTTGTCGACCAGTTAAACGATATTGTAAAGACTAAGTCTGCCAAGAAAGTTAAGTTTGGTAACGGTAAGTCTGAGACAATTGACATGACTACTGCATCTGCTCTTGTTAACATGCTAAATAAATTAAACCCTGCAAATTCAGCAAAGGCTGAGAAGATGTTAGAGAAATCGCCTGAAGGAATGTTTCAGTTGGTTGACATCGCATTCGGGGGTAAGTCATGAAGGTACTAGGTACAGCAACAGTATTCGCTGCCGACACAACAAAATTCGATACAACTGGACAACACGCTGTGTATGTATTCAATACACATACTGCTGCTGCGGTCGCCACTGTCCGCAATGCTGCAGATGACGCTAACATCGGAACAGTATATGTTGGTGCTGGCTCAGGTATTGTTCTCCATTTAGCAGACGGTCAAGGTCTACGTGGTGCCGCAACTTTCTACGGCACAGCTATAGCAAACGCAGGTTACTAATATGAAACTCATATGCGAAGTAAATGAAGATATTAATTATCTAACCGAAGCCAAAGATGAAAACGGCAAGAAGTCGTATTTCATCGAGGGCGTATTCTTGCAAGGCGATATCCAGAACCGTAACGGTCGAGTGTATCCTGCAGAGATTTTGGACAAAGAGATAAATAGATATAACGAATCTTATGTTAAGAAGAATCGTGCTTATGGTGAGCTTGGTCATCCACAAGGTCCAAGTATAAACCTAGAGCGTGTATCTCATATGATCACTAAGTTAGAGCGTGATGGCTCAAACTTCATGGGTCGTGCAAAAATTATGACTGAAACACCTTATGGTGCTATCGTTAAGTCATTAATGGACGAGGGCGCTCAATTAGGTGTTTCGTCTCGGGGAATGGGTTCGGTTAAGCAAACTAAAAGCGGTGTTGGCGAAGTGCAGAGTGACTTCTACTTAGCTACTGCAGCTGATATTGTGGCTGATCCATCCGCTCCAGATGCGTTTGTACAAGGCATCATGGAAGGAAAGGAGTGGGTTTGGGAAAATGGCATCATCCGTGAATCACAAGTTGCGGAATACCAGAAGAAGATACAAAAAGCTACGATGCGCGACTTAGAAGAAGCGAAAATGGCTGTGTTTAGCGACTTTATTTCCAAATTATAAATTTTTATAAATAGACTGTATTCAATTAATTTAAAGGAGAAATCCATGTCTGATTTAGAACTAGAGGGTGTTGTAGAAACAACTGATGCCCTTGATGAAGCAACAGTTGATTCTGTAGTTGACGGTGAGAAAATCGCCGACGATTCAGCAACTGACATTAAGAAAGGTGCTCCCAAGCAAACTTCTTTACCAAAAACTAAAGTTGGTATGATCAACGCAATGATGGATGCTGTTAAAGGCATGAAGAAAGACGACATCAGCGCATCATACGAATCAATTATGGCGTCTTTGAAGGTTGAAGGTTTTGAAGCTGAAGAAGTTTCTGAAGAAATCGAAACACAATCAATCAAAGAGATCCGTCAAATCAGTGCCGAAGACGTAGTCGTATCAGAAGACGTTGAAGCAATGTTTAGCGGTCAAGATCTTTCAGAAGATTTTGTATCTAAAGCCACTACTATCTTCGAAGCTGCTGTTGTTTCTAAGGTCAACGAGATTCTTGAATCTGTAACTGTTGATTTTGAAGCTGAACTTGAAGCTGAAAAGACTACTATTTCTGAGTCTCTGTCTACTCGCTTAGACGACTACCTTGAGTATGTCGCTGAAGAGTGGATGCAAGAGAATGAGTTGGCAGTCGAGCAAGGCATCCGTGCTGAGATCGTTGAGAACTTTATGACTGGATTGCGCGGTCTGTTCACTGAAAACTACATCGATATCCCAGAAGAGAAAGTTGACTTGGTTGACGAATTAGCGTCTAAAGTTACTGATCTCGAATCTTCTATCAACGAAGAAATGGAAAGAAACATCGTTCTTCGCAAAGAGTTGATTGAGTCACAGAAGTCTGTGATCTTGTCTGCTGCTTGCGGAAGCATTACTGAATCTCAAGCTGCTAAGTTAAAGTCTTTGTCTGAAGGTGTTGAATTTGAAGACCAAGAATCTTTTGCTGCTAAGTTAGAGGTGATCAAAGAGAACTACTTCACTAAAGAAGAAGTTGTCGTTGAGGAAGTAATTGTTGATGATGAGCCTCTTGAGCTTGCTGAAGAGACTGAAGCGCCTGTTGATGCGGGTATGTCTGCTTACTTGAATGCCATTTCAAAAAGCATTAAAAAGTAAAATATTATAAATAACTAAGTATCTATACTACAAGGTCTTATTTAAGGAGAACCTAATGATTCTAACAAACGATTTACAAGCGAAGTGGCAACCTGTCCTTGAGCACGCTGATCTACCAAAGATTGACGGTGTGCACAAGCGTTCAACTATTGCTACACTTTTAGAAAACCAAGAAAAAGCAGCACGTGAGCAGTCTGGTCACCAGATGGGCGCACACGCTCCTAGCCTTTTAGGTGAAGCAGCTCCTGCTAACGCAACTGGCGCAAGCGTTGACAATTTTGATCCTGTATTGATCAGCCTTGTTCGTCGCTCTATGCCTAACTTGATTGCATATGATATCTGTGGCGTACAGCCTATGACTGGTCCAACTGGACTTATCTTTGCAATGAAATCTCAATACACTGCCCAAACTGGTGTTGGTGAGGCTTTGTTCGGCGAAGCTGATACTACTTTCTCTGGTTCTGCTTTTGCTAATGCTGCTTCTCAGGGAACCATCGGTAACGGTGCTGGTGCTCGTGCTGCTGGTGCTGCTGCTGGTACTGATCCTTCTGGTACTTACACAGTATCTACTGGTATGGACACTGATGATGCTGAGAAATTAGGCGATGGCGCTGCCAATGCTTTCAACGAAATGGCTTTCTCGATCGACAAAGTTGCTGTAACTGCTGTGAGCCGTGCGCTTAAAGCTGAGTACACAATGGAGTTGGCTCAAGACCTTAAAGCTGTACATGGTCTAGACGCTGAGCAAGAGTTAAGCAATATCCTTTCTGCTGAAATCCTTGCTGAAATCAACCGTGAAGTTGTTCGTACTATCAACATCACTGCTACTGTTGGTGCTCAAGATAGTGTAACTACTGCTGGTACTTTCGATCTAGACACTGACTCTAACGGTCGCTGGTCTGTTGAGAAGTTCAAAGGCTTGATGTTCCAAATCGAAAAAGAAGCTAATGCAATCGCTAAAGCTACTCGTCGTGGTAAAGGTAACGTGATGATCTGTTCATCTGATGTTGCTTCTGCTCTTCAAATGGCTGGTGTTCTTGACTATGCTCCTGCTTTAAGCAACAGCTTACAAGTAGACGATTCTGGTAACACTTTCGCTGGTGTATTAAACGGTCGCATTAAAGTTTATATCGATCCTTACACTACTACTAACTACTTCACTCTTGGCTA